CCAGTAATCTAATTTTTTACCATTTATTTTTTTATAACCCCATATTTTTTCAGGACCTTTGTATAATATATCTTCAAAATAGACATCCTTATTAAAGTATAAAATAGTTGATAATGTTGATACTATATTTTCTTCTAATTTATTTAATTTTTTTGTTAATGATTTATATATTAAATATTTAGTTAATTTTTCTTTATCATTAATATCCATAAAATCTATATAATATTTATTAAGTTTATTAATCATATCTAATATATCAGCAGTCATTTTAATTTCAATTATATCAGTAAAAATACTATTTTTTTCTGGAAATTCTTTTAATATTAGTTTCACATCACCTTTTATGTCTTCAAATTCTTTATCAAGTGTTTTGTCAATAACCCATTTATATTTAGATGATTTTTTAGTTTTACCAAGTTGTGATAATACATTATTCCGTGAAATATTAAAACTACCTATTATCTTTTTAGTATTTTTATGTCGTAAATTATTAGTTGATAAAAATATACTACTATTTTTACTAATAAAAAAGTAAATTCCATTTTTATAAATAATAGTACCTGTTTTACCTGTTTTATTAATTATTTTATCTCTATTATCAATAATATTATTTAAAGCAAAGTATATTAATAATGGATCTACACCTAATATAGTTTTAAAATCATCTAATCCATAATAGTTTCTTTGTTTATAAAGTTTAATAATTTTTCTTTTTACTTCATAAATGTTATCACTAATTATTGATTCATATAAATCAAATGTATCAGTATTTAAACCAGCAATTTCATCAGGAAGTTCATACGCACATTTATAATCACATTTTTTATAATTACATTTTTTAGAATTATCTATATCATTATCAAATTTATTTCCATGTATATTTAGATAACAATCTACAGCACTTATTTTTAATAAATATTCTATTTCGGCCATTTGTGTTGATTTTAATTCTCCTTTTCTATATATTTCTAAATCAACAGTCTCATTATCTTCAATAGGTTTATTTGATTTAACCGCAGCATATAAAAATATTGTAACATTCCGTTCTTTAGTCGGCAAATCTATATGCGAACAGTTACGTATACCACGTCCTATTACTTGTTCTATTTTATTTAAGTGAAACCATGGATCTAATATGTGTACTTCTCGTATATATGAAAAATCTAAACCTTCAGCAGCGGTTTCACTACCTAATATAATCTTAATTTTTTCACCATTTTTATTGGAATCTTGCAATTTAATGTAATCTGAGTAAGCATTTGCAGATAAATCATTATTACCAGATATAATTATATAATTACCTTTTGTTGGACTTATACTATCTTTTATTAGTGAATTTCCGTATTTACTATATCCTGCATATTCTAATGCCAAAGCTAATGGAACTATTCCAGCATTAATATATTGAGAATAAATGAAAACTATACCTTTACTTTTATCTATATGTTTAATTATTTTAGAAATTTTTGCCGAATAATTTAGTATATTTTTTAAAGCAAAAAATCCTTCAAACTCAGGATGTTTTATACTATATTTCAGATGTCCTCCTATTTTTTCTTTTTTAACTATACCATTAAAACCGTCATTGCTTATAAAAGTATTAAAATTATATTCTTCCGATGATGGGTCAACATCTTTTTTAGGAAATACTATATTTGAACACATCACTCCTGCTTGATTAAAAGCACCATATTTCTCATCAGCATTCTCCATTTTATCGTATATTTGTGATTGCATACCTTTCATAATACATGGAACTATTTGTAAATCTTTAATTTTAAGTTTAATAGGTTTACCATCTTTATCTAATCTAGGCATATTATCAATACTAATAACATCTTTAGGATATAATCTTTCGGGAAATCTATATGGATCTTCACCTCGCATATATGAAATTAATCCTTTTGTTTTATATATAAACATATCTTTCATACCTGGTTTTAAATTTCCGTCTTTATCTATATAATCATTAGCATGTATAATTGGTTTTTTATTATTTCTCAACATAAGATTAATTAAAAATATAATTTCACGAGAATTATCAAACATAGGTGTAGCCGATAATAATAACAATTTCATATTATCTGCAACACTAACTACTTTTTCAAGTAATGGTGGAAGTACTTTTAAATCATCTCCTTCTTTAATATTATGAACTTCATCAATTATCATTACCGTATTAGAAAATGTTTCTTTAATTTTTTTATTAATCAATCTTTTATGTTGTGTTGGTTCATATCTATCTCTAATTTTACGTTGTATAGTTTCTAATATATTAGCAAATTTCTGATATCCATAAAATTCATACCGACCTTTAATAATTTTATTAATTTTATCTTCTAATAAATGGATAGGCATTTTTTCAAAATCTTCTAAATATTTGTCTCCTGTACATTGATAATATGGCATACCAGATTTAACTTTTTCAATATTAAAAATATTCTTAACAAAATTAGCTTTAATACTCGGGTTCAATAAAATAATAATTTTTTTACCTTCAGATTTTAATTGTTCTGTATATTGCTCAGCTATAGATATACTTGTACAGGTTTTACCAACTCCGGTTCCATGAAATAATAGCATACTATTAAACGGTGTGTTTGGAGAAAGAAAACTTTTAAGAAATTTTTGATTATAAGTTAAATTAAACTCTATATCTCCTTTATCAGATTCATCTACATTATAAAGTGGGTTGCATAATTTATTACGTTTTTCTTCTAATTCTTTATCTGTTAACACTTCTCTCTTAGGAATTTTATTTATATAGAACTCCTTTTTACTTGATATTTTTTCATTAAATTCAGGATCTTCATAATCAGGATATCCTTTAAATGTATTAGAATAAGTATAACTATCTAACAAACGCTGCTCCATTGCATTTGTTAAAGCTTCATATTTTAAGGTTAAATCGCTGATTGTATTATTAGCACTTTTACCTTCGTCAAGTTGTCTTAATACTTTATTTGATTCTTCTATTAAACGAAGGTTTGACCAATCATCTTTACCAAATTCTTTATTATATTCATCTAAAAGTTGTTTATTAGTTTTTCTTGCTTCACTATTTTCTAAACGTGCTTTTTGTTTTACTGTAAACTTTCGGTTTATTTTTTTACAACTACCAGATTTAGCATTTAATTTCTTTCCTTTAGGACATTTTTTAGTATTACTCATTAATATAAATAAATATTTTAATTTGTTAAAATTTTATGAAGTTTTTCTAATACATTTTTTTTTTCAATATTATATGTTCTTATTATATTCATACATTCTTTATAACTATGCCATTTAATATTACTTATTTCTGAAACTTGATTAAAATTAGATTTATCTATCTTAAAAATATTATTGATATTCTCATTAGCCATAGCTACATAATAAATATGTTTATATCTAATATTATTAGAACCAGAAAATAGCTCTTCTAATGGTTCAATCTGATAAATCATATTATATTCATTGTGTGAAATACCGGTTTCTTCTTCAAATTCTCTTATAGCACATTCTAGATTGGTTTCTTTTAAATTGCGGCGTCCTTTTGGAAATCCCCATTCAGGCTCATACCATAATAACTTATTAGTACTATTTAAAGTTTTTAATGATACTAATATATTTTTATTATAAATACCTTCTTTTAAAATATTAAATTTCTTTTTAGATGAATCATATTCATTATGATATTGTTTGTTATCTTGTTTCATCCATAATTTATTCCAAAGATAATCAAAATTATAGTGTACTATCATATTTCGTTCATCAAATGTCATAATTTCAAATAATTTATTTATATATGCTACATTTTCTAAATTATATTTACCACGCATAAATTCTACAAAACCTAGTGTATCCTTTCTTCTTACGAGCAAATATTTAATTATATTATCTTCTTTTTTAAATATTATAATACCTGTACTTATAATAGGCGCTAAGCATTTTCGGTAAATATGTCCATATTTACCACAATTACCACAATACAAAGTTTTTTTACTCATTAATCTAATATAATTGATTATTTTTGTTTTAAGTATTTTCCAATATTTATTTCGGTATATATATATATGGATCCGACAATATGGGGACCGAAATTATGGTTTTTTATTCATACAGTAGCATTAAATTTTCCCGATAACCCAAGTTTTGAAGATATTAAGAACTATGAAATGTTTTTTGAAAATTTAAAATATATTATACCATGCGAAACATGCAGAATGCATTATACACAAAGATTAGCTGTTAATCCGGTTTCAAAATATTTAACAGATGCCAATACACTTTTTATTTATACTATAGATTTGCATAATGAAGTTAATAAATCATTAGGTAAAAAAATATATAGTTATGAAAAGGTTGCTAATTTATACAAGAATCACTATAATAAACCATACAGTGTAAAAAAAATTAAAAATAAAATATTTAATACGCGAAATTTAATAATTTTGATAGTTCTTATAGTGATAGGTATTTTAATTAAAGTATATAGAAATAAATATACCTTTAGGATAATTAAATCTCGATAATGTTTATTTAAATCTAATTAATTTATTAATGATCGACATATATATTTTGTTATGTGTTGTATTTATATTTATTTTATATCAATGTAATTTAATTCCATCAAAGATACTATCATTTAATTATATAATATCTATTAATTGGATGAATTTATTTAAAAATTTGTGGTTTATATTACCTATTGTAACCATGTATTTAGAAAAAGATAGTATAACCAAATTATTTTATAATTCACCTAAAAAATCACCTTCTAATAATAAAGCTTTAAGAAGTAGACTTAATGAAACAAAGAAAAAAGTAGTTGCTTCGTCACAACAATGGTCTTGCAAAAAGTGTAAACAATTGTTAGATGCCAGTTATGAAATTGATCACATTATCCCACTTTATAAAGGTGGTAATAATGATTTAAATAATTTACAAGCATTATGTCGGAATTGTCATGGACAAAAAACAATAAATGATAAATTAAATGTTTAATATATTTAATGAATAATAAAATAATTATAATAGCATCTATTATATTAGTTATAATTGTTATAGTAACAATATCTCTTATCATGTATTTTTATAATAATAAAAATTTAGCTACATTCACTTATGTTGAGAGACAAGATTCTAATGCATTATTTAAAATATTAGATGATGATATTACCCCTCCGAAGGATGGGTTTAATTATAGTATGTCATTTTTTATTTATTTAAATGATTATGGTGAAAATTTTGAATATTGGAAGCATGTCTTACACAAAGGGAATGATACACGCACAACTGATGTTTTAAATTATACAGATTGGAATGAATTAGTTCAAGATATTCCAAGTCAAAGCCCTGGACTATGGTTTAATCCTAAAAATACTAATCTTAGAATAAGTTTTACTACACATATAGATAAAAAATTTTGTAAATTAATAGATAATGAAAATGGCTGTGATGATCATATATATTGTGAATGGACTGGTAGTAAATGTATAAGAAAAGATAAACATGCTTTAAATATGGGATGTGAAGCTAAAATTAGTTCAACAGATATAATAAATGTAGAGTTTGTAGATTTAGAAATACCATATAAAAAAATGACTCATATTGCATTTGTATTAGAGAATCAAGTGCTAAATATATATTTTAATGGTAAACTTAGAAAAATCCATAAATTTATGGGTTCACCAATATATAATAAAGACCATCTACATTTCAATATACCAAATACATTTAATGGTTCTATATTTAATTTTAATTATATACCACTCACAATTGATAGATATGAAGTAGAAAAATATAGTAAAGATATACCTAATGTAGAGCTTATACCACGTTCTAAAAGATTAAATAATTATATGAAACGTTTCAAATTTAAAAAGGTAATACAAAGTTTTTTTATTTAATTATTGAATACAAAGTTTTTTTATTTAATTATATTAAATGAATACAAAAAAGAAAATAAGTATAGTTTGTATTATTATAGTAATAGCTATTTGCTGTTATTTTTATTTTAAAGATTTCGGTCATAATAATTTATTTAGACTGACTACTCTTTTTTATGGAGACAAAGTAGTATATGTTGGACCTGAAAATATGAAACCTTCGGTTGAAGGGGTCCAATACTCTTTTTCAGTATGGATAAGACCTAATAATTTATATTTAAATACCGATTGGGGTGGAGATTCTAATATACCAAAAACAATAATAAATAATAATGGTAGTCCTAATATAATATATTTAGTTAAAGAAAATAAAGTTAATATACAAATGGCTTATTATGGCATCGATAATACAATTGATTTGTATAATATAGAAATGCCTTATTTTGATTCACAAAAATGGACTAATTTAATTATAACAGTTGATAATAAAAAAGTAAATGTATATAAAAATGGTATAATATATACATCTAAAGAATTATTTAATCCAAATGTTAAAAATTATAAGCTTATGAATATTGGAGAAAAATATAATAATTTCAACGGTTATATTGGGCGTATAGATTATTATAACTATGTTTTATCTTCATCTAAAGCAAATTCTATTTATCGTAAATATAAATCAAATCATCCTAATAGACTTATGTCATATGAGCAATACGAGTTTTTGAAAAAAGATAAAGAAGACAATACAATTAATACAGATAAATTTAAAAACTTTTTTGTTTAAATTAACGATTTTTATATAATTATTTTCTTTATTAATTACAAATGTCTAATAGAAATAATATTAATTCAAGATTGAATAAAGTAAATAAACAATTATTAAAATTAAATGGAAATAATGGAGGTTTAAATTTAAAAGGATTAAAAAGTAAATTATCTTTATCAAATAGTTCTGCAAGTGGTGGATCAAAAAAAGTATTTATTGTAATTGGTGTAATTTTACTATTAATTATTTTAGGTGTTGGAGGATATTTTCTTTACAGATATTTTAAAAATAGAAAAGTTTTTTCTAAATCAAAATTACTTATACCCTATATTCATGATGCACAAATAGATAAATTATTTTCTAATAGTAGTATTCCACGTTCAGCTTCAGGTAATGAATATAATATAAATATGTGGATCTATGTGAATGATTATAAATATAGACATGATAAAGATAAATGTATTTTAATAAAGATTGATTCAAAATATTTAAGTAATAGTGAACAGATTCCAGGAATAGACGATATTTCATCTGTAATAAATAATTGTAATCCTAGTATTTGGTTAAGAGGAAATGAGAATTCTTTGGTTGTTGTTACAGGATTAGATACAAAACTTAATAGCAGTGATTGTTCAATAGATAAACAATGCAAAGGTAATGGTGGAACAGGTAATGATAAATGTGAAATAAAAAACTTTCCATTACAAAGATGGGTAAATGTTAATGTATCCTTAAGAAACAATGTATTGGATATATTTATGGATGGTTCGTTAAAAAAGAGCTGTATTCTTACAGGTTCTCCAACCGCTAATGCAGGCGATGTACATGTATTAAAAACTGGAATAGACCAAGAAACAGGATTCAATGGTTATTTATCTAAATTAGAATATACAAATAAAGCATTAAGTACCGATCAAATAATGAAACGGTATAAAAAAGGTCCTACTGTTAAAGTAAGTAAAGGGTTTTTAAATATATTTAAATAATTTTTAAAATTTATTATATTTATCTATATTATATGAATAATAATAAAGTATCAAAAAAATCAAATATTATTAAAATTGTTATTATTATTGCTATTTTAGTGACAGTTGTTTTAATTATGTATGGTATTAATAGATTAGTGAGGTATTTACTATACAGCAAAAATAATAAACCTTGGATTCTAAAGAGGACTGTTAATGGTAAAAATAGTCAAATTATAACGCAAGATCCACGAAATGATAATTCTGTAACATTATATAGATCAGATAATCAAGAAGGAGGTGCCGTATTTTCTTACAGTTTTTGGTTTGTTATAGAAAATATGGATTATAATTATGGTAAATGGAAACATATGTTTCATAAAGGAAATAGAACCGGTAATCCAAATAGAGCACCTGGAGTGTGGGTTCATCCTGATAAAAATGCAATCCGTATTTATATGAACACGTTTAATGAAATATATGAATATGTAGATATTGATAACATTCCTATTAAAAGATGGGTTCATTGTGCAATAATATTAAATGGTAAATTTTTAGATGTATATATTAATGGATATTTAAGAAAACGAATCGAATTATCAAGTATGGCGAAACAAAATTTCGGTGATTTATATTTAAGTATGAATGGTGGATTTGATGGCTATTTATCCAAAATGAGATATTACAGAAAAGCATTAGGTTATCATGAAATAGAATCTATAACAAAAGAAGGTCCATCTAATTTAGCATGTGTTGATTCGGGACAATTACCACCCTATTTAGATGACGACTGGTGGTTCGATTTTTAATTTATTATTAATATGATGAATATCTTTTGATAGTAATTGAATATTGTCTTGTGTATTTTCTTCTAATATATTTAAATTTGATGTTAATGATTCAATTGTTTTTTTTATAGTTTCTATTTTTTCATTTAATTCAATAAAATCTAAATTAGTGTAAAGATTAACACTTGAGTATGGATCATTATTTAAGGGTTCAAATAGTGTTTTATTATATCTTATTTCTTTTTTACCTTTACAACTATCAAATATATTTCCCATTTATATTTAATAAATATTAAAATAATAGTTGTTAAACTCTATATTAAATATCTAACAAGGTACAGCTATACGATATATTAAATAAAATGGGGAACAACAACATGCTAATAGAAATGATTCTAATTTAAATCCGTTGTTACATTTAAAAGATAAGTAAATCGCAATAAAAAATATTATCCAATTTATTATACTAATTACAATTTTAGTTATACTAAATGATGATTTTGCTTTAAAATTTTCTTTATTGCTCATTTTAATTAATAATCCTTGAATTGCCGCTGAAACAGTCATTGTATATAATTATATTATATTTTATATTTCATAATTAATGAATAAATTAATAAATAAAAAAAATATATTATTTTTAGTATATTTATATTTAATATGTGGCATTCTAATACTAATTTTAGGTTATAAATTTAATAAAATCTATATATTTTTAATATTATTCATATGTTTTAAATGGATTTTTAATTATAGAAAATGTACATTTAGTAGAATTGAATGTATAATACGGAAAGTAAAAAAAGAAAATGGATATTTATATAATTTTTTAGAAATAATAACTGATTTAAGATATAATCATCATATAGTAAATTTTATAAAAATGGTTATAATTATATTATTTTTTCATTTTATAATTTATAAAAATACAATCTATATAAAAATATAAGAAATCTAATAATATTAATATTTAAAAGAAAATATATAATATTATTAATTATGACCGTCGGTGCACTCTATCAAATAAAAAACTTAAATACTAATTCTGCCAATAATTTTTTAGATTTTAATCCTCAAATATCCTTTTATAAAATTGTTTATAGAAAACACAGTAAATTTGCTATGGAAAATATAAGTTTTAATAATTTATCACGTTCAACATTAGATTATGATGAAAATGTAACTATTAAATGTGATGTTCCGCGTAATGGTGATTTGCTGCGATCATTATATTTCACATTTGAGATACCAGATATTTATTCTGGAAAACAGACTACAAATGGACATGAATCTAATTATGAATTTCAATGGATTAAAAATTTAGGAACAACTATTTTTAATTCAATGACATTAAAAATAAATGAGCAGGAAATAGACAAAATGTATGCCGATTATATTAATATTTGGAAAGAACTTACCTTATCGCACGAAGAAAAAGAAATATTTAATGAAAATATTGGACATGTGAAAGAATTATATGACCCTAAAAATGCATCTGGTAACACCGGTAATTATCCACATTCTACAGATCAAGCATCAACAGTTCTTCAGGCAAATAAATATAATGATAAAAATGTAGAATTAAATGGTACTCAATGGAAATTTAATCAAACAAATATCCATGAAAGCACGACAGATAATTATGATTCGCACGTTTTCCCATCCATATTATCACGCAAAATAAAAGTTCCACTACCATTTTACTTTTGTTCTAATAGTGGATTATCATTGCCTCTTATAGCATTGCAGTATAGTGTATTAAGTCTTGAATTTAATATGAAAAAATTTCAGGATTTATATACGATACTAGATACATTACATAGCACTTCATCAAATTCATATAATAAAAGAATAAAACCAGGTTCGGCATCTCATCACTCGATGGATAATTTTACAAATGATTTTAGTTATAATATTAAACCAAATGTTGAAGGCGAATATATATTTTTAGGTGATGAAGAACGAAAGAGATTTGCTGTATATGACCATGAATATTTAATAGAACAATCACGGATATCAAATAAAGATGGTATTGAAATTAAGACTAACAGTGAAGAAACTAATGCTAAAATTTATTCAGCATTTAATCCAGTAAAATATTTAGTTTGGGTTGTAAAACGAGATGATTTTAAACATATTAATGAATGGTCTAATTATACAAATTGGATTAATCCAGATATTCCTCCATATAGTAATCAATATTTATATTCTGATAAATACTATAATTTAACTGCTTCTAAAAATGTATTTTATAATACTGGAGATGACAATCATAAATCATTTTTTAATACTTTAGAATTGCGTAAAAATATATTAACAAATGTGAAAATAGAATTCGACGGAAATTTAAGAATTGATAAAGAGGCAGACTATTTTTCTAAACAACAAGTATATCAACATTTTAAAAAACAAGCAGCAGATGGTATATATGTTTATTCCTTTTCATTAAATCCATTAGATTATCAGCCATCGGGTTCATGCAATTTTTCGGATATTTATAATCCGCGTATCTATTTTAAGAAAAATATTAATGACGGAAGTTTTACAGAATATAATTATAGGGCATATGTGTATATTGTTAGTTATAATATATTGGTTATTAAAAACGGCATTGGAAATTTAAAATTTGTTAATTAATAGTATGCGTGTACCAAAAAAAGCCAGAACTAAAAAAAGATATAAGTATAGAAAAAAAAGTTCTAAAAGAAAAACACCAAAGTTCCGGCTTTACAAAAATAAATTTGTTAAATTTGTTAAAAAATAAATTTTACAATCTAATAATAGTTATATTACAACAAAAATAATTATACAATATATTCTTTAGAACTTTTAATGGAGCTTTACTTTTAGTTTTTATTAAATTTATATCATACAAAATTTGCAATGTTTGGTATTTATTTAATTTTTTTATATATTTATGAATTTTAACATGCTGATCATAATTAGAATAATAAGATAATACATTTATGAATTTATTTATTTCTTTTTGTGTAAATAGTTTCATGGTTATTTTTTTTGACGGGTTACAGTAATTTAAAATATTATTATGATTGTAATCTTTAATTTTTTTGGATTTATAGGGTCCAACTACATTTTTCTTAAGAGTTTTTTTTTCTAAAATAAGTTTGTTTTCATGTTTAAAATAATTATTATTTATACGTGTTTTATTAGTTTGTAGATTATAATTTTTGGATAACGGTTCTACTAAAGAGTTAACTATAGGATAGACTACAGGGTTATTTAAAGATTCTACTATAGGGTATTCTGGTGGAGGAATAGCTTTTTTATACACTATTTTTTCTAATTCTTTAATTGGATCTTTTATATTATTTATTGGATATGAAGATTGTTGTATAGAATAATATTGTTTTTTATGAGGACGAGATTTATAGAATTTTGATTTATTTATTTTAGTTTTTTTAATAATTTCTTGAACTTTTTTAGAAGAAGATAGTATATCTTTGTATAATTGTTTTTTATTTGGCTTTTGAATTTTGATAATTTTTAAAGTTTCGTCCATTTATTAGAATAATTATTTTATTTAAATAAATTTTACTTATTATTTTATTTGTTAATATTATATGTCAACTACTAAAGTTAATAATGTTACAAATAACTCTGAAAATAATAGTGTTACAACAGGTATTGGTAAAAGGGCTAATGTCGTGGAATCAGAATTAAATGATTATGAGTCAGTTTATAAAGTAGATTTTAATTTTGATACTGATATAAGTAATATGAATCCAGAAGTTCTTTCTGAATATATTAATAGAGTATTAGGAAATCACCCATATTATATAGATGTTTCTAATATTATAGATATAGTAGTAAATGAAGAAACTAATAAGGTTACAATTATAGTAAGTAGTAAAGAAGTTGAAGAAAGATTACAAGAAATAGATAATAATGTTATAGGAATTAATGAAGTTATAGAAGATGATATAGATTCTAATATTTATAATTATAATAATACAAATAATAAAGATTTGAAATTAATTAATCAGATGTATCCTGAAAATCAAAAATATATTTTAGAATATGAAACACCTGAAGGTAAAGCAAAATTATATGAATATGATTTTGGAGGTTTTGAAAGGGCTAAATCTTTATATTATGATAAGCATATTGTATTAAATGAAAATAAAAAAAGACATTTTTTGCGAAATACGAATGATAATCCATACTATTATGATGAATATATGAATAGTGAAATTAATTATGTTGATAATGTTGGAAATGTTAATAATAATTTTAATCCAAATAACCCGGTAAATGTTAAACATTTAGTAAATGAAACATCAGATCTTATTAATATGAGTGTTAATAATTTAAATACTATTAATAATAGTTTACCATCGATGGCATCTTCTAATGAAGGAATACCATCGATGGCATCTTCTAATGAAGGAATACCATCGATGGCATCTTCTAATGAAGGAATACCATCGATGGCATCTTCTAATGAAGGAATACCATCAGGGACAGTTTCTAATAATAGTTTAAATAATATGTCTGCAAATGATGTTAATGATGATTTAATAATAGATGAAGGACTTATAAAAATTAATGAGTTAGAAAAACAGCTTAAGATATTAGAAAATAATAATGCGAATAATGCGAATAATGCGAATAATGCGAATAATGCGAATAATGCAAATAATGCGAATAATGCAAATAATGCGAATAAATATTTAAATTATTTCATTATTTTTCTTATACTTATATGCGTATTAGCTATATTGTTTATTGTATTTAACTATATATTTAGAAATACAAAACCTAATGTAAATAATGTGAGTAATTTAATTTAATTTAATTTAGTAAATTTATATTATATATTAATATTAATGAATAAAATATTAATTTTAATGGTACTTCTTCTAGCATTATATTTTTTATTTGAT